TCCTGATAATTGTCTTGCTTTAGGTGAACGTCAGCGTCCTATGACATCAAAACGACTGAATGTATTACTTGAAGGTACTGAAAATATGGACGAGGAAACACTTCGTCGGTATCACAGAAACAAAATAATGATTGACCTTAACGAGGTCCCTGAAAAATATAAAACTATAATTCGCAACGAGTTTAACAAGGAGAAAGATATCGGTAGAGAAGGACTATTTAATTATTTTGTGAAAAATAAATTAAAGAATCTTATGACTGATATACAGGATTTTTAACAATGAAACTTTCAATATCTGAAATTATAAACAAGGCTGCTGCTGAAAAGAAAAAGACCGATAAAATTGAGGTGCTGCGGAAAAATGATTCTTCGGCTCTTAGAACAATTCTTCGTCTTATGTATGACGATAGAGTAAAATTTCTTGTTCCAGATGTAGCACCACCTTGGAAGAAAAATGAATATGAGGACGAGGCCAAGCCTATGTTGTTTTCTGAAGCCCGCCGCTTGAAAATTTTTGTTGAAGGTGGTGGTTATGAAACCCTGAATCAAATCAAACGTGAAACATTATTCATTCAGTTACTACAAGACATTGATAATGACGATGCTGATCTATTAGCACACAATATGATTTCACAAACTCCAGTTAAAGGATTGACTCGAAAAACCATTGAAGAGTCGTATCCTGATCTTTTCACTTCACCATTAAAAATTTAAGGATCATTAGGAAGAAAAATGGCAAAGCGATATAAGAATCTGCGCAATGGTACCCCAAGCTACGATGATGAATGGGGTCCTAAGAACGAGGATCGTTGGAAGGAAAAACAGCGCGGTAAGCGGCGAAACCAAAAACGCAAGAATAAGCATCGTGAAAAGTTCCAGAACTTCAAAGACTTTAACGAAAAATATTAAATTTTTTTAAAAAAAATGGTTGACTTTTTGCCTAACATGTATTATATTACTAATATAAGGTAAAAAAAGGATATAATATGTGTGTAAGTGATAAAGTGATCCTTGTGGATTGTGATGGCGTTCTTCTTGATTGGGAATATGCTTTCGATGCCTGGATGAAACGGCATGACTACAAAAAGGTAGTTGAAGGCGAATATGAAATGGATGTGGCGTACGATATGCCTAAAAAGGAAATCAAGCGACTAATCCGTATGTTCAACGAGAGTGCTACAATCCGTAAATTACCACCCCTCCGTGATGCAATCAAATATGTCAAAAAGCTTCACGAGGAACATGGATATATTTTCCATGCCATTACTAGTCTAAGTAATGATCAATACGCTCAACACCTACGGACCAAAAACCTCCGTGAGTTGTTTGGCGACACCGTATTTGAAAAATACGTTTATCTCGACACTGGTGCCGATAAGGATGATGAATTATGTCAATACGAAGGTACCGGTTGTTTCTGGGTAGAGGACAAGCCGGAGAATGCTGAATGCGGCTTGAAATTTGGACTGAATTCAGTTCTGATGGCACACAATCACAACAGTGATTATAAGGGTGCCGCAACCCGTGTAAATAATTGGAAAGATATTTACGAACTAGTGGTTGGATGATATAAATACATCTAACAACAGGTTATTTTTTATTATGATCGAGAGGCAGACCTGTTAACGGCTGCCTCTTTTTTTATAGGAGTATGAATGCCAACTTATAATTTTAAAAATAATGAAACCGATGAAATAACAGAAATTCGGATGTCTATATCCGAACGTGACCAATTCGTCAAAGATAATCCCCATCTAACTCAAATCCTTTTAAAGCCGCCTATGGTTGATGCAGGCGGCAATCTCTCTGTCGGCAAACCTGACAGTGGGTTTCGTGATGTTCTAAAAAACATAAAATCGCACCATCCCGGATCGCGATCAATTAAAAACACAATCAATGATTGGTGACACAATCATGCTTTAAAAAGGAGAAACCATATGGCATCATCGCAGCGGCGTCTTTCACAGAAACAAAAGCGTAAAGCGAATGCAAATAGGCAAACAAATGTACTGACCATGAGGGACATTGAGCCTATTACAGAAACGCAAGAAACCCTATTTGATTTATATGATGAAGATTTTAATATTGCCGCCGTAGGGACCGCTGGGACTGGAAAGACAATGTGTGCTTTGTATTTAGCACTATCCGATGTACTGGAACTACCTGAATATGAAAGAGTTATTGTAGTCAGATCAGCAGTACAGACCAGAGAACAAGGCTTTATGCCTGGATCAAAGGCTCAAAAGGAAGCCGTCTATACCGCACCTTATCAAGATATTGTTAACAGTCTCTTTGGGAGGGGAGATGCCTGGGAAATTTTAAAATCAAAACGAATTATTGAATTTATGACTTCATCATTTGTACGAGGTCTCACATTCGATAATGCAATTATTGTCGTAGATGAATGCCAATCTATGACCTATCATGAATTGGATTCTATTATTACACGCGTAGGTGAATCATCAAAAATTATCTTCTGTGGCGATACTGCACAGGACGACCTACAACAATCACGAAATAGAGCAGATATATCTGGCCTTGTAGACTTTATGAATGTTATTAGAAAAATTCAGTCATTCAAGGTTGTCAACTTTAAACCGGCAGATATCGTTCGCTCAGGTGTAGTAAAAGAATATATAATTGCAAAGGAAAACCTAAACAGAAATCTGAGGTTGGTAGAACCAGCCCACGCTTGAGGTAAAAAATGGTAGATTATGCAATTGTAGGTGGAAACAATTATACAATAGTGGATCTGGGAGACCCGGATCCACTTACCGAATTTCCAGAAATATATGGGAATCTAAATTTTTCATACGTCGTTACTTTAACACAACCAAATGCCTTAAAATATCTAGGTATAACAGTAAATAGTAAACCAGCCTGGGTTAGTGCTGCAAATATAACCAATAGCAATAATAGTATCTTTATTTCCAGAGATCCTAATTATACTATTTTTCCTGATGAAAGTTATACGGTAACCAAATATGATGATCAAGGTTGGTTAGGTAATACGGAAACAACCAATATTTCTATCGGCGAATATACAGCAGCAAATAATAAAACCGATTATGTCCTAAGTGCATGGAATACACCTTCACAAGAGGAGGTCGAAGGTACATTTTCGTTTACTTTGAACTATGAAGATACTGACAATCCAGGTACTGAGAATACTGTCAGTCCATCTTATACTCAAAACTTTGTATGGAATGTGCAGACTGCACTTCCTGGTTTCATAAATAATCTTGACGAAACAATGCCATCGACAAATAATACAATACTTGAGGAATATGCAAATACTGATGCTCCGTTTGATACAAGTAACACATTTACATCAACAACCGATCTCAAGGATTTGTTGGCAAATACAGGAATAGATTTTACAGAATTGGATAACGTACGACCATGAGACCAGTAGCAAGATGGCCAGTAGATAAAATAGCAACAGGACACCCTTGTAGTGCTACCGCAAATATTGCCGGAGCATTTCAGGTAGCAGTATTTGCCGGCGGCGAACCCGTGTCCTGTCCTGGTGATCTAATCGGCCCTCATACAATTAAAGCCGGAAAATACTGTATACCTCATGCAGCAACTGTAAACGCCGGCTCACTTTTCGTATATGCGTTTGGAAGACCAGTCGCTAGAATTGGAGATTCTGCGGATGCTGGTGCCATTATTACCGGAACCCCTTTAGTTCTTGCAGGTGGGTGATGACACCATTTATCAGAAAAGAAGCCAACCGAATGAATTGGATCATTAAAGGAAAACTTATTGATCCCTCTTGGTCTGATAAAGATATTGAAGCAACCTACCATTCATACATGAAACGATTGTGGGGAAACAACGAAAACTATGTTCATGAAATTGGATTTGAACAAGCTTGGAAGGCAAGAGAAGCCGAAATGCTTAACAAAGAAGTAAAAAAAGTTCCGATTTTAGGTGGGCATTACGATTGGGGGGTTGACAAAAAGACCTAAACCAATTATAATATAGAAAAGAATGAGGATTTATTATGTTTAACCATGTCGATCATGGTATTGAGTTACCTAAATTAACACGAGAAACGACCGAGAGTGGTCGTAGATATTTCACACCAGAGGGCAATGCATATCCCTCAATTACCACTGTCCTATCAATTCTAAGTAAGGAAGCAATCAAGGCCTGGAGGGCTAGGGTTGGTGCTGAGGAAGCAAATAAGATCTCTCGGCAGGCAGCTGGACGTGGTACTGCGGTTCATAAACTTGCAGAAGATTATATTGACAACGTAGAGGATTGGAAAGGCAAACAGCAGCCTGCAAATCTTTTTATGTTTAATACAATCAAGCCACTGATTGATGAGAACATCAATAACATCTGGTTCCAAGAGGAATTCCTATACAGCGATAAACTTCAGACTGCAGGTCAGGTTGACTGTATTGCAGAATGGGATGGTGAGTTATCAGTAATTGATTTTAAAACATCTCGCCGTCCTAAGTCAGTGGATCAGATCCAAAATTACTTTATGCAGGCATCCTTTTACGCGGCTGCCTTTCTGGAACGGACTGGTGTTCCTATCAAACAAGCAGTCATTCTGATTGCCGTTGATGATCACGAACCTCAAGTCTTTAAAATTAACACATTCGACTACTTGGAGCACTTTTTAGCGGTTCGGAAAAAGTTTGATGAACTATGATTCAGAATTTAAAATGGATTGCAACAGCGATGTTCCTCACCGCAGGGACTCTTTTATCTCTTAATATTGAGGCATCCAAGATTGGGTTCCTTCTCTTCTTCTCAGGACACATCATACTGTTCTTTTTATTCCTAAGGCTACGAGACAAACCTATGATCGTACAGAATGGATTCTTTATGATCATTGATGCTATAGGAATATATCGTTGGTTTTTTTAAAATAATTTCAAATAATGGTTGACTTTTTACTTTCCGTGTATTATATTAGTAATATAAGGTTTAAAGAGGAAAATTGTCATGTTAGCTTATTGTGACTGGATTGCCGACCAAATCAAACGGCACTTTACCAATGATAAGGCTGAAAATAAAATCGTTGATGTGGGTAGCATCATGATGGATCTACACCCTATCGACGGCTATTTTCTATCAACAAAAAAGACCATGCTCATGGAAGACATGAATGGCAAAGTATATCAAATTACAGTAGAGGAATTGAATGATGACTAAGTATAATGAACGCCACGGTGGTCCATATGACCGAGGAAGTGCCGATAGTTATTACTGTCGTCCATTTAACCCTCACTATTATACTGGGGATACCTATAATTCGTCTATTGTGACTAAGGAAGATATGACAGACGAAGAAATTGCTGCCTACAAAGCAGGCTATCTTGAAAATGAGGAAGCAGGACATTTTAAAGATTGGGGATAAATTATGAATATTTTTGTTACTGATATGGATCCTATCATTTCAGCACAAAGTGTTTGCGATAAACATTCTTCAAAAATGGTTGTAGAGTCAGGACAAATGCTCTCTACAGCTCATCGTATGCTGGATGGTCATATGGAACTACGGCCATCAAAATCTGGTAAACGTATGGTAAAATATTACGTACATCCTAACAGCAACCTAGAGGCCGTTCTCTACAAGGCGGTCCATCATTACCACCCTTGTACCAAATGGACCATGGAGTCCAAGGACAATTATCTATGGCACTATGAGCACTTCGTCGGCTTGGCAGAAGAGTTCGAATATCGTTATGGAAAGAATCATATGACCATAAATAAGCTTAGAGAGGTATTAAAAACACCTCCTAATAATATTCCGCAAGTAGGTCTTACTGAATTTCCTCAGGCGATGAGCCACTTCCCAGAATGTAAAGTAGAAGGTGATCCAGTACAGGCCTATAGAAATTATTATCATATGGCAAAGCCTTTTGCCAAATGGGAAAAAGGTCGTGCAGCACCAAATTGGTGGGAAGGATATAAAGGGGTTTAATGCCAAAAAGAAAAAAATATATTCTTATAGACAATAATCTAGGTGTATTTTTAGGTTCATATTCCATGCAAGATTTTATACAGCCCGAAGAAATATTGGAAGGCAGAGTGGATATGCTTAAAAAAGATACCAGATCATATGCATTATTTGCTTCTCAAAATCCGTTTGGGATTACAGAAGCAGATTCATTTGATTCTAGAGAAGAAGCCGAACAATTTGCTCGTGATGTCTTTTTTGATATTTCTGGTGTAAGACTCTCAGCAGTACCCGTTGATACAGAATTAGAAGATCCTGATCTTATTGATATTATAAAGGCAGGCTATGGTGATTATACCTTTGATATGTTGGCAGGACTAGAAACAACTAACGATACGATACACTGATGAATCTTGAGCATTTTTATACAGATGAAAAACCTATTTGGGGAACTGAAAAAGAAGTTGAAACCCGGCTCAGGATAAAACTATGCGTAGCAGCATATGCCTATGAGGTTGAAAATGACAGCATTATGTCAGATCATGAGTTTGACGAAAAATGTAAAACCGTAAATCTTGATGTTAAAACAGGAAACAGAAAATTAGATAATTGGTTTAAGAAAAATTTTGATCCTTCCACGGGCCAGTGGATACACAGACACCCAGAAAAGCATAAAATAAAGTATGTGTACGAAAAGTGGTATAAGGGGAAAGGATGAATGTTTACCATAGAAATGGACGGGGATGAAACCCTAATAACAATATTAGACGCCTCTGGAGAATTAGAGGATGTCGGTATTCTTCTTTATGACGAATATTGCCATATCAGACAGTGGAACGAAAAGACCCAGATGTTTGATGTGGTCACGATGAAGCCAGAAATGTATTTAAAAATGATGGAAGCGTGGAAACTACCAGAAGGGGCATATACCCTTGAAAAGACACACAAAAATGAATTTGAAAATATTTGAAAAAAAATTAAAAAAAATCGTTCCAACGTGTTGACATTTTGCTTTTAATGTATTATATTAGTACTATAAGGTGAAAAAACGGAGATACATTATGGGTACTGCATCAATGATTGCTTATGAAAAGGCTGACGGAACTGTAACGGCGACTTATTGTCACTACGACGGTTACGTTTCTTATAATGGTAAATTGTTGGTTCGCAATTACAGCGAATCATATGATGCTGAGGCGGTTGCCAATGCTGGTTATCTGTCAGGTTTGACTGAAAACCTATACGAGGACCTGGAAAAAGCGGTCCACAAAAATCAATTCCCAGAACAATATTCGGATCGGAATTCTTACCTAGCTGATGCTGGTGATTATTTTGGTGCTGAATATCTTTATCTTTACGACTCACAGACAAATGAGTGGTTGGTCGCCGATCTTTACGGTGACGAGTTCCCTTGCTTCAAACCCGTC